GTTGGTCTCATCGATGATCTGCTGAGCCCACGCGCGAATTTTTGCTGCGTCCATTAGAGCACCAACCCCACGGTACACCGACAGTTGGGATGGAGCGGAGGTCCATCGCCACCGTCACCCGGAAACTCACCATCCAACTCCGCTTCTTCCCCATCGAGGTCGGCGCACTCCGGACAGAGACGGTCGTCATCCGTCACTATCCAGACTTGCCGCTCCTTGCCGGTGAGGAAGCCGTCTTCAATCGCTTGATCCCAGAGTTGGCTCTGCCCCTCATTCGCCGCTTCCATCGTCTCCGTGCGCGCGATCATCTCTGCGCGCGCGGAATCGTCGATGACGTCAGCTATCTCCTTCGCAATCTCATCAACGGTCTTCTCCTCCTCGAAGCCGGAGAGAATCACGTCACGCAGATTCTCAATCGTGGTCTTCGAGAGGTCGTCAACGAGGCGCAAGGCGTGTTCCTTGACCCACTTCACCGCCTTGGGATTGGTCACGTCGAATTGCATCTCAATCGATAGTGACTTCGGCGCTGCCGCGCGCAACCCCAATGCCGCGTTCAAATTCTCTGCTGCCGCGTCGCCACCCGCCTTGACGACCTCGGTGAGGAGGTCAGGCAACTTCTTCGCCAACGTCTTCTTCATCGAGATGACGGCTGGTTCCACGGCCGCTTCCGCGCCGGCATGATCCTTCTTGTCGAGCGCGCGGCGAAGCTTCCCGGCGTCGATGGCCGCATGGGCCTTCTTGAACGCCTCGGTTACCATCGTCGTAAAGCTATCCAGTGAGTCATCCGCTGCCTTATGAATCTTCTTCCACGGCTTCGGAGCCGCCGCGCGAATCACTCCAATACCTCGTACAATGTAACTCGCCACCGCTAACGCACGTTGTGGCTCCATTACGAGGCTATGGTAAGAGTCTGGCGGCGGAGCGCGTTGATGATGAGACGCTCCGCCATGACCTGATCGTCTTTCGACAGCGCATGCGCGATAGCACCCGTCAACGCACGCTCCTCCGGCGTCGAGACCGGAAGCGATTGCGCCGCTTTCCGAACGGCTGCAACCCGCATGAGATAGCGATGCTTCTCCGCAATCGTCAAATGCCGCCACTTGTTTGCACGCCTCGCAGCAGTCGGAATCGCCTTGGGCGGCTTCGGCGGCACGGCTCCCGGCTGTCCTGGAATGGCCGGTGGCGGAGGCGGAGCGGTGCGCGCGGCCAACTCTTCGGGCGTCAAGACCTCCTCAATGGGTGGGAGGTCGAGATATCGATCACGAATCTCGTTGGTCGTGACGACTTGTTCACCCTGGAATTGGTTCATCTGGGCGAGTTCTTTCGCCACACTCACCTTTTGCAGTTCATCCAGCGCCTTCATCGCTGGCCACCGCGCCTCGTATTTCTCCGGCTTCGGGAGCGCACCCAACTCGATGAGACGGTCCACGAACGGTCTGACGACCATTGGACCCGCAAAGGCGACACGCCGGTCGGCTATCCGTTCGCCCCACTCATCACGGTCTTGCGACGACGCCAGCTCACCACGCTCACTCCCGAGGAGAATCCGCTGAGGAATGCTGGTAGCCGCGCTGATCAGTGAGACAATCGTCGTCACTGGGTCGCGAATCCCGGCTGTCTGCGCGGACAAGGTGTCAATCTCGATACCGCGCGTCTTCAGAATTCGTCGCAGCCCATCGACATATTCATCTAACTGCTCATCGAGCTTGGCTTTGTCCTCGGTGGACATGTCTTTGATATTCGGGTCGAGCTTGAGATGCATACCGGCATCGACACGCTTCCAAAACGCCTCTGCGCCTCCGCCGACGACTTTGTCCAAGTCATCGAGGAGGTTCCAGATGCGCTCCAAGCGCGGTTGCCCGAACATATGATCGTCAAGCTTCCCGTCTGCGATATGAATCACCCGCGAATAGTGCACCCTACCGCGCATCGCTGCCACTCCATTCGTCAGCGGAGCGGTCATGCGCTGAAAGTTGTACATCGTCGGTTGACCGAAGCGCGGAGAGGCGGTGTTAGTTTCGAGCGCCTCGACTAAGACATCACGCTCACTGAACGCGGAAAGATAGAGGATTCCATCTGGCCCAGTTACTCGTTGGAGCGGAGTCGAGACCTCTCCAGCCGCACCAATGAAGATAACGGAGTAACGTCCCAACCCAGCGAGGACATCCGACTGTTCGAACAACGGCCAGATGCGAAGGCGTTGATCGAGGTCTATCCACGCTTTCTCAAATGGAGTCTCCGTATCCGGGTCTTCATCCTCGATCAGCGTGCCACCCTCACGCCACGTGCTCTGCGGCTTCGCTTCAACGAGCCGCGCGACGATACCGCCACGGTCATACCGCCATCGATACATCCGTGGGGTAAGTACACGGTCGTATCCCAAGACGCGGAACATGTTGCGCGCGCCTTGGAACGTAATGCCAGCCCAGTTCGCAAAGTTGGCTCTGCTGAACAGGGTCGATGAAAGCGCCCGTATCATGCCTGGGCGCTCACTATCTTCTGGGTCCCACGTCGACATCGGTTATTTCTTCGCGCCAGCCCCAACCAACTCCGGCGCTTCGAGCGCCGAATCACGCGGCTTGGACGACACGGCTTCGAGCTTTACCACACGCGCTTCGAGGTCGTCAATTCGCTCGCGCTGGAGGCGCACGGTGTTCTCCAAGCCTTCTGCGAAGCGCTTGACCATCTGATATTTCTGCTCCGGCGTAATCGTCGTATCATCGATAGGCATCATTTCACTCCACTGTCCGCTTCGAACGTCCACACACCATTGGTCAAATGGCCGTGGAACTTACACGTGAGTAAATCGCGAATGCTCGGCTTGAGTGTCGGCTTCTCGCGGTTCCCATTCCACTCCCATGATGGCTCCTCCGTCTTCGTGTCGGTGTATATCGGGAGCCGAAAGTATCCCCCACAACCGCACGGACAATGGACCCAGATGAACACTCCGCCTTCCGTAATGAAGAAGGCTCCGGCTTTGTCGCTATCATAGAGCAGTTCGACACTCGCAACCGGCGTGCCTTGAACCGGGTCCATCACCAGACTCCGGCGGATGGACCTGGAATGGCGAGCTTGTTAAAGCCGCCACTGGCCGCGTCGATTTGATCGCTGTAACCATGAACGCCATCGAAGTTCTGCGCCTCGTTCAAGAACGCTTCGAGCGCCGAGACTCCGTTGACGCTGGGGCCAAGGTCGGCCATCACATCGATGTTGCCCGCTTCGGCTTGCGAGGAGAGTGGACCCGCACGAACAAGCTTCGACCCGGTGACGCGCTCGACTTTGATAACGTGCCCCGCGAGGTTAAGCACGGTATTCTCGGCGCTTTCCTTCCCACCAGAGCCTGGTTCTTGCTCAACCCATGTCTCCACGTCGCGGAACGTCAAGCGGTCGGCTTCCGCCGTCTGCTTCATGTTCGCTTCGCGATTGTGCGATGACCACTGACCGCGCTGGATGTTCGCGATGAGGTAGCGACCGTTGCGCCGCTTCCCGACCAAGACACCCGCACTGAACTTGCCGCCACCCTCGGTTCCCGCCTTGTCCCAATACCGCACCCACGCCTCGACATCCGAGGGGAGCGCAGTCAGAACCTTGAACCAGGCGCGGTTGAAGACCTTGCCCGCTTCCGGCTTCGAGTTCCAATTGCCACCCAGCAGCCGGTCTCGCTCGTGCTTTGGGAGCGCGAGCAATGACCCGCGATACTCGGGATTGCGGCGGAGGAGTTCCGCGTTGTCGGTGAGTTGGCCGCCGATGAACGTGAACGACTTGGGCTGGAAGTCGATGACGGGGATGTCTGGGTATTGACGCGCGAGACTCGCGATGAGTTCGTCTCTCGTCTCACCCCAATGAATCGTGTCACCAATCCGCGCCAACCAGCGAATGATGCCGCTCCGCTCGGGGATGTAATAGCCGGTGTCCGGGTCTATCCACCACTGGACAAGTTTGTGGAGCCACCCGCCAATCGGGTCATCCTCCGGAATCGGATTACATGTCGCGCGGATATACGGAATCACGCCGCAGGTCGAGCGATTCCGCGAGAGCATGTACCAGAACTGAACCTCGTGGAACTGCTCTAGCTGGTCCCACCCGATAAGCGGCACCTGCGAGCCGTCCCAATTGAAACGGTCTGACGTCAGCTGCATGTGACTGAAGCGTATCTTGTCACCATGCGGCGGAAACGCCCACGAGAGGTCGTTCAAGTTCGGATGCGCGATGCCGGCAAAGAGCTTCACCGACTCATCCCAGATGGCGCCTTCGTTCGTGATCATCGGCGTCTCACGCCGAAAGATCACGGCTCCGAAGTCTTTCACATCCAGGTTGCGCGTGGCTTCGAGGAGAAGTGCATATGTCTTCCCGACTCCCGCACCGGAGCCGGAGATACAAATGTCGGCAGAGGTCGACAGAACGTGGGTCTGATAGCCGGGTTGCGGAACAAGTTGGCGAATGTTCGCAGTCGGCGGAGGCGCGAAGGCAGGCATCATCGCAGGATAGTCACTCGCGCGCCGACCACATTATCACCCGTCCACTCGTGCTCATATGCCGCTTGCAGCTTCCATTCCCAGCCGTCTGGATGCGGCTCCGAGGTAAAGTTCAAGACAACTTTCGCGCCTTGTGGAGTCACATCAGCCACGACTGCGAGATGATGCGGAACGGTTTCCGGCGGAGGCAGGGTCTCCGCCACGAGCTTGTCCAACTGCGACGGACTAAAGAGCGTCGGTGCCGGCAACGCTAGAGACTTTGCCCGCGAAGAAGCTTGATCAGAATGATAATGACGACAACGACGATCAGAAGATGGATTGGCCCGCCCATCCCGTAGGCGAATCCACCGCCCCAAAGCACGAGGAGCACGAGCACAAGGATGAGCAACACATCCATCGCTAGTCTCCTTCCGGGAGTCGTCGCGCTCGACCGTTGTCTGGGAGCACGATTTGGAGTTGGAGCGGCGCACCGTCCGGTCCACTATGCTCGAAGCGCTCACGGTAGGTCTCCGGCTTCGCACCTTTGAGCATGAAGATGAGCATGGTGTCGGACTTCTTCGTGATCTCTCCGACGACACCGGTGCGGTGCGCCCAGACGAGGCGCGTGCCATTCCCGTCGGCGCGAGGGATGTTCACCGGCTCGCTGATCGCGCCAAACACCGGCTCCTTCCAGCCATGGACCGCACGCGTCCACGCCTCGTCTTCGGCAGCTTCGATTGAAAGTTGTTTCGCGCACTCGACAGCTTCCAACCACGCTTTCGCTTCCTCGTCATTCGGGTTGAGTGCGAGCGCAGCCTTGGCCTTGGTATTCCAATTCCAAATCGAGCGCGAGGAGATGCCAGCTATCTTACATGCGATGGTTCGCACCGGCGTCGATGACTGGGCAATCAAATACGCACGCTTCTTGGGATGGGTTACTTTGAGGAAAGGGTGTGGAGTCTCTTCTATCTCATCGAAGTCATCGCCACCACCATACACCATCAACCGTTCAGCTTCCGGCGGTTGCTCCTCGGGATACACGCTCCGGGTCTAGCGCGGATTCCCGAGGGGTTC